AGCAATCCTACAAGTAATAGCGATGTATCTAAAGATGTGTATTTTAGTGATTTACTACAAGGTCAAGCAACTGCTTTAACCAAACGTAAGTTATCATTAGAAACTTGTAAAAAATGGAATTACAAACTTACCGAAGTAGACGGTAAGCCTGTTCAAGTTGCTACATATTATGATAAAGCAAAGAAACCTGTATTTCAAAAACTTAGATTTGCTAATAAAGAATTTAAGACAAAAGGAGATATAAGCCAAGCTACTTTGTACGGTCAAAACCTATGGGGTACTAAAGGTAAGATTTTGTGTATTTGTGAGGGCGAGATAGACAGCCTTTCACTTTCTCAATTATTTAATCACAAATATCCTGTGTGTGGAATACCTAACGGTGTTAACGGAGCAGTTAAGTCGTTAAAGAAGCAACTCGAATGGATCGAAAACTATGAACAGGTGATATTTTTCTTTGACCAAGACGATGCAGGCCAAGAGGCCGCTAAAAAATGTGCTGAACTTTTAACTATAGGTAAAGCTAAGATTGCAAACTTTGAACTAAAAGATGTTAACGAAATGTTAGTTAACGGATTAGGTGCAGATGTTATTAAAGCTATGTGGGAAGCAAAAACTCATAGACCAGATGGTGTAGTAGCAGGCGAAGAACTTTGGGAAGTTATTAAACAAGAAGATGAAAAGGCTACAGCTTTTTATCCTTACGAGGGTCTTAATAAAAAACTTTTTGGTATTAGAAAAAGAGAAATCGTTACTGTATGTGGTGGTTCGGGAATTGGTAAGTCGTTAATGACTAAAGAGATTGCTTACGATTTAATTAAAAAAGGAAAGCGTATAGGAATTATATCTCTTGAAGAAAGTTTAAAAAGAACTTGCGAGGGTATAATTGGATTACATCTTAATAAACCTATTCATATTGATAGATCAAATGTTTCAGAAACAGAATTAGAAATTGCTTATAAAGAAACTATAGGTAATGGTAATGTATTTTTATATGATCATTGGGGATCTGTTGAGCAAGATACAATAATTAATAAAATAAAATATTTCGCAAAAGCATTAGACATAGAATATTTATTTATAGATCACATATCGATTATTGTTAGTGGTTTAGAATCTAACGATGAAAGAAAAACAATTGATTTGTTAATGACTAGACTTAGAGGATTAACAGAACAATTAAATATTGGTGTGATCTTGGTGAGCCATTTAAAAAGACCCGAAGGAAATAAAGATCATACAGATGGATTACAAACATCATTAGGACAACTTAGAGGCTCGGGTTCAATTGGCCAACTAACTGATATTTGTATTGGCTGTGAAAGGTCAGTTTCAGATGTTGAAGATTCTAAAAAGACAACTGTAAGAATATTAAAAAATAGATTTGCAGGAATTACAGGTGTTGCAACTACACTACAATATAACTCGGCAACAGGAAGGTTACAAGAATATGAAACCAATAATTTTTGATATAGAAACAGACGGATTTAATCCAACAAAAGTCCATTGTCTTGTTTTACAAAAAGAAGGAAAAGAAATTTCGTTCATCGGACGAGATATACCGAAAGGTATTGATCTGTTAGCTGACAACTTAATCGTGGGACACAACGTAATAAAGTATGACCTCCCTGTGCTTAAGCGTTTATATAACTACTCTCATAACCCCGAGTTAGTCCACGACACTCTATGTTTAAGTCGCCTTATCTACCCTGACATTGCGAATAGCGTAGACTTTAAATTGTTAGCTAACAATCACATTGATAAGTCCGTAGTAGGAAGACATAGTTTAAAAGCTTGGGGACAAAGACTTAGGTTTTACAAAGGAGATTATGCAGAAGTTAACGACTTTGAAAACTTTAATCAAGATATGCTTGATTACTGTGTTCAAGATGTAAAGCTAACTTCCTTACTTTATACTAAATTAATTGAAAAAGGTTTTAGTCAAGAAAGTGTAGAGTTAGAACATGAAATAGCAAACATACTTAAACTACAAGAAGACAAAGGATTTGGTTTTGATGTAGCAAAAGCACAAGACCTTCATGCAAAACTTTTAGGTAGAACACATGATCTTAAATTAAGTTTAGAAAATAGAATACCAGATTGGCAAGTAGATTTAGGAGAGTTTATTCCTAAAGTTAATAATAAAAAACTTGGATATAAAAAAGGTATTGCTATTAGAAAATCTAAAACAATGAAGTTTAATCCATCTAGTAGACAACAAATATCTAATAGACTTATGGAATTAAGAAATTGGAAACCTAAAAAGTTTTCTGAAACAGGTTTACCAATTGTTGATGAAGAAGTTTTAGGACATCTAGATTATCCAGAAGCTAAAGAACTTAATGAATATTTACTAATTGAAAAAAGATTAGGAATGTTAAGTGATGGTAAAAACGCATGGTTAAAAGTTGTCAAGAAAGGTCGAATACATAGTAGTTATATTACTAACATTACAACAGGACGAATGTCTTGTCGTAGTCCAAACTTACAACAAGTACCAAGTATTAATTCACCGTATGGTAAAGAGTGTAGAGAATTATTTGTACCATCGACAGGTTATGTAATGGTTGGTGCAGATGCAAGTGGAATTGAAGCAAGAAGTTTAGGCCACTATATTTATAACTACACAGGTGGAAAAGAATATGTAGATCTTATTCTTAATGGTGACATACATACTTACAACCAAAAGAACTTAGGTTTAGAAAAAAGATCACTAGCAAAGACAATACTTTATGCGGTACTTTATGGAGCAAGTTCTCGTAGAGTTTCTGAAATATTAGATTGTGACATGGGTCAAGCAAAAATTGTATTAGATAAATTTAATAGAGTATTACCTTTCTTACAAGAACTTAAACATGACATTATAGATAAGTTAGAAGGTGTTGGATATATTAAAGCTATTGATAAAAGAATATTAACTATTAGATCACAACACTCAGCGTTAAATGCTTTGAACCAAAGTTGTGCGGCAATCATAATGAAAAAAGCATTAATTATTCTTTGGAGTAAATTAAAAGATGTAGACGCATTTGTTATAGCAAACATACATGATGAATTTCAAATAGAAGCAAAACCAGATATTGCAGAAGACGTAGGTAAGTTAGCGGTAGAAAGTATTAAAGAGGCGGGGGAACATTTTAATCTTAGGGTACCACTAGGAGCAGAATACCGTGTCGGTAAAAACTGGGCTGAAACCCACTAATAAGAATTGGAGAAAGTGGGCATCAAACGCTTTATGCAATCAAAGAGTACGACAAGGACATGATTGCGGATTAACAATAGACGAACTTATTTTAATAACACCAAGTCATTGTCCATGTTGTCAAACTGTAATGGTACCACAAGGCAGTCAAGAAAACTCTCCGTCAGTAGATAGACTAGATACAACAAAAGGTTACGAGAAAGAAAATATATGGATCATTTGTCATTCATGTAACACTAAAAAAGGAAACACTAAAACACCAACTGATTTATATAAAATCGCAGATGCTTGGTGGGGAAAATTAAAGGAAATAAAATGCAAGTTATTATAGTTTTACACGATAAAGAGGATAACAAAGATAAAATAGAATTTAGTATTTTTGAAAAGTTTAGCGATACAGAAACACCAGAAGATATGGTTAACAGTCCTGCTGTACAAGTTGGATCTATACTATCTGGTTTTTTAAAAACAGTAGAAAATCATGGTGCTTTACTAGGTACTTTACCTTTAGTTGAAGCTGTTGAAAAAGACTTTGATGAAAATGATTTTAGAAAGAAAATTAAAAACCGTGACGGAAACGTCATTCATGTAAATTTAAACACTATAAAACCTAAAGGAAACGGATAATGAGTACACTATTAATAGACGCTGATGTTATTGCTTATCAAGTTGCGTTCTCAAGTGAAGAACCTATTAGATGGGGTGATGATGATGAAGCTATATGGACATTACATTCTGATGAAAAAGATTGTATTAGAAAAATTGAAGATGCTTACCAAACTTTAATACACGATACCCAATGTAAAGAATATATATCAGCATTGAGTGATAAAGATAATTTTAGAAAAGAGATATTTCCAGATTATAAATTAAACAGAACTAAACAAAGAAAGCCTATTACTTTAAAGTTTTGTAGAGATTATATTTATAAAAAGTTTAATGGTTATATTAGACCTAAATTAGAAGCTGACGATATACTTGGAATACTAGGAACAGCTGATGTTATTAAAGGTAATAAAATTATTTGTAGTATTGATAAAGACTTAAATCAAATAGCAGGATTACATTACAATCCTAAACTAAAAGAGTTTTATGGTGTTACACAAAAACAAGCTGATTATAACTTTTATTATCAAGTATTAGTTGGAGATCCTGTAGATAATTATAAAGGAGCACCAACTTACGGAGATGTTAAAACTAAAAAAACATTCTTAAAGAAAAAGAACTTATGGAAAGTCGTTAAGTCTTGTTTTGTAGAACAAGGTTTAACAGAAGAAGATGCTTTAACACAAGCTCGTGTAGCTCGTATTTTAAGAAATACTGATTACGATTTTAAAAAGAAAGAACCTAAACTATGGAGTGGTAATGCCAAATAAAAAAATGTTTGATGAAGCTTTTCCTAAAGATAGACAAGTAGGTGGATCTCATTATCAAAAGTTTATTATACAACCTTATGAGTTTATTTCAAAAAATAACCTGTCTTTCTTTCAAGGCTGTGTTGTTAAATATATTTGTAGATATTTATTTAAAGGTACAGAAATACAAGATTTAGAAAAAGTAATTCATTACTGTGAATTAGAAATTGAAAAGATAAAGGAGTTAAGGAAATGAGTGTTGTAAAGAAATGGAAAAAGAAAACGTGGATAAATGCAGATATACTTTATGAAGATGTATTTTATGCAAGAACACCTGATACAGAAAATAAATTTCCACCAACCGTTAACGCTACTTATACAATAGTAGGGGAAAGTAATCAAAGATCTACATTAGAAGAAATACCTTTAGATCCTACACCGGAAGAAAAAACACCAAATAACATTAATACAGATGTTGATAAAACATTTGAAAATGAGGTAATTAAGAATGAAGAAACTACTAAAACAACTACTACAGTGGTTGTCGACAAATCCACCGAAGTATAAGTTTGTACTTTGTCTTTGGGAAGATGCAAACTCTGATTCATCGTGGAATGAAATTTCTACAATACAGCAAATGTTACCTACAATATGTTTAAGTGTT